TTGTTTAGTGCGATGGAATAGAGATTGTAATGGTGCAACAAATATCTATAAGATAGCAAAGAACGCAATAAATAAAAAAATGCGTCCTAATTATCTTACTAGAGGCAATACATCAGGCGTATTAGACGATACGCTAAAAACATAATTTACACGCTTTGTAATAAGCAAACCGTTTTGTTTTTAATTGGGAACGTTGTTCCATTTTAAATCTTCACGGGTGTAAAATACGCACCGCTCTAATTCTTTATTATATTGAATAGGGATTGTTTAAAAAAATTTTATTAATTATTGGAAAAATCGATATATAATATAAATTTAAAAAAATATAGCTCATATATATATATGAGCTATCAACAAAAGTATTTAAAGTATAAACAAAAGTATCTTTCATTAAAAAAAATATTAATGGGTGGTGCGTGCGAACTTAAAGATACTGATTGTATTCTTAGAGAAATGAAAAATAATGAATGTGATAATATAGAATGTATTATAGAAAAATTAAAACAAATTAATGAATCTTTTGGTAGAGATATTGAAATAATATCTAAATTACCAATGTATGTACATATTAGTGAATATGTATCAAAAATTATTAGATTAGATAATCAATGTACTAATGATAATTTATGTAAAAAAAGTTTTCATGATTATCATCATTTAGTAACTGAACTACAACAAACAGTATATAAATATACAGGAGCAACAACCGATCACATTACAGACGTCAGTAAACTTTTACTTGCTATCGCACCAAACTTTCATTTATCACAAAAAAATATGCCTGTAGTAAGTGTAGATGATTCTCATATTGTGCGTCCCAAAAAAGAATAATGAATAATTTGCCATTTACCAACTAATACTGGGTAATAATGAGGCAGATTATTAATAGAATAATATTATATATATTATAATATGGATTATAAAAAAGAAGTTAATGATTTTTATAATGATTTAGATCGAGGCTCATTAATTAAAGTATTACATGAAGAATTAAATCCTTCTACAAAAGAAGTGCTTCCACCTGTTAATTTTCCAATATATTATTTATTTAATCATGCTATTAATAATCAGATTAGGGCTAATGTAAAAAATATGGAAAATTTGAGAAAAAATTTAAAATTAGATGATTTATTTTCATTAAACTCAGAGAATATAACTAATATTAAAATTAGTAATATATTTAATAATTCTAATGATAGAATATCAATTTTATATAAATTTATAGCTAACGGTAGACACTATATATATTATTCTAAATTAGATATTAATAATCAAATATATAATGAGGATAGTAAAACTACATCATGTAATATTTTTTATTTTAATAATGAAATTGAATTATGGGAGAATTTATCAAAAAATATCGAAAGCATTATAAATATTTTTAATACTATAGATCTAGAAAAGATTCATCTTACATATTCAGCTATCGACAAAATCACACCAAAATTATTATCACGTGATGAGACACAGAAAATTATTGAGTCTATTCGTCGAAATGAGATTGAAAAATATAATTTAAACTTATGTGATGTTTTATTAAATTTAGTATGTAATAAAAATAAACCAAATGATAAAGTTCCTGACAAGTATGTAGTTCAGTGTTCAATAAATCACGTATTATTTGGAAAGGATGAGACCAGTTATAAAAATGAAATAATAAAAATAGTTGAATCAGATCAAGTTAAGGTATTAATAGAAAATTGTTATAATGGTTATAATAAACAAATTTATGATAAAATTATAGGACTACCTAGAGTTAATAGAAATAAACAACCATTTAAAGAATTTATGCATTTTATTAGAGATATTAATGAGGAATTAATAAAATTAAATATATCAACAATTAATTATAAATTAAAAAATTCATTTAAATTAGAATATAATAGTATTAGTGGTTTATATAATGGGCAGCAAAAATCTTTATCATCTATATTTTATAGTTACTATAATTTAGCATTAAATATAAAAATATTAAATATTTTTAATACTACTAAATCTGTTAAGGAAATAATAGATACTTTTGTTATTTTTCATTATAAAATGATTTATTTATTTTGTATGTCGAATGATATCAAATATATACCAAATACATTTAATATGTATAATAAAGATGATTTTTATAATATTCAATACATATATAGATTAATTAAAGATAATAATTTATTAGATGAAATGGTTGAATTTTATCCAGATCCAGAAAAAACATTTTTATTAAATCAAAATAAATTATTAATTGATAAATTATTAGATTATAAAATAGAAGGAACTTTAATAAAAAGAGAAATTAATAAAGAAATACCAAATAATAAAGACATATTTAGAGAATGGTTCGATTATTTAGGTATTATAATTTTTAAAATACGCGATAAATCATTTGATAAAAATATAGAAAATATGTCTAAAGAAATAAAAGAAATTTTTGAAAGAATTGTAACTATTATAACTACAATGCCAAATTTATATTCTCAATTAACCTATATAAATTTATATTTTTATACAATTTCTGAAATATGGATAATATATTTAACTTATTTATATGAAATATATGAAGAAACTTTTGATATACAAACAATTAGAACAAGAGATACATCAAAATCATCAGATAATACATTTATAAATCTTTTATCAGTTTTAAATCCTGATGTAAAAACTGATCCAAAAGAATGTAATTTTATTCCTTCAGAAGCAAGAAATTATAAACTTGGTAGAACGTTTAGTGATTTTTTTTCAAAGGATATATTGTTATTATATTTAAATTTTAATGAAATTGTTAATATTTCAAATAAAATTAGTATGACAGATTTAGTAGTAGATGTAAAATATAAAATAAAATTTTTATATTGTAATTACATTAGAATTACAAGTTATTCAGAATCGTTTCTTCAATTATCTCATAGTACCCATGATATTACAAATTTAAAAATTTATTCAACAATATCTATTTTTTTTAATAAAAGGTTATGGTCAAATTCTATTAAGCCATTATTAGATTTATATATACAAACTAAACATAAAATATCTAATAAAAAGATTAATGACACAATAATATCAGAATATCGTATATATAATAAGCAAATAGTAAACATTATAAAAAATATCATTAAAAATAATATTAAAAATTATGAAAAAATAGAAACTTTAATAAATGATATTGGTAAAATTGATATTTCATTAATAATTTTAATATTAACAGATGATAAATTATTAATAACTGAACATTTATTAACAAATGAATATATACTTTATTATTCAAGTATAATAAATTCTGATACTAAAATATTTAACCAATTATATCAACCTCAATTAAAAGAAATATTAACCTATTTATGTAATACTTCTGATAGTATTGAAGATAAAATAGAAAAGACTCTTAGAATAATAAAAAATCCAATTAATAAAGTAGATTGGATTAAAAATATAGATATAACAATTCCAGATGATATTAACAATCCATTTAAATATGATGGCAATGAGTATATTTCTTTAACATATAATTATGATGATAAAATAAATAATAATGCTATTGAGAATATATTATATCGTTTCGGATTTAATTTTAGAGATATAGAAGAATATTTATTTTTATATCCAAATACTGATACATCGTATACAAAAAAAAAGATAGGAAAAGTAGATATATATGAAATAAAACCTAATAACGAAAAATGTTTTATACTAATAAATAAATATAAGAAATGTATTGAAATTACATTTAAAGATGGATTTATTAATCAGACTGAATGCTATATATTTGATGAAACTAATAAAGACAAAAAAAATAAATTATTATTTAATTTAAAAATAGAAACGCATCCTTTTATTTCATTAATACCAGAAAGTTCACCATATTTATGTTATAAAAAGGATGGTGACTTTTATTTAGATTTTATTTTATCGCCAACAATTTCAAATAATTTAAATAATTTTAAATCTCGTGTATATAAAAAAACTATTTTTACATTTGAATTTTTGATGTATAGTATAAAAATTGGACCATCACAAATGTTTACAACTATAAATACTTATAATGATCTACATAACAATCTATTATTCAATTTCTATTACGTATCAAAATTAAAAATAGACACTAAAATTGATAGTTTAAAAAAAATATATAATATTGAGTATGATTTTAAGGAACTAAATACTATTATAGATGATTTATACAAAAAAATATGTACTACAATTTTATGTGATTCTGAAATTAAAATTGAACAATTTAAAAGTGTATTAGACTTACTTCCAGATACAAATAAAGAAACAAATAAAGAAACAGTTTTTAATAATTTTTATTCTGAACATCGTATTGCTAATTTTAATTGTAATCAAAAATGTATAGATGATTTAAAAATACATATTCCTAAATTAGAGGAAATAAAATCAGAAATTATTAGAACAATTAAAACAGACAAAAAAATAGATGATTTTATAATTAATAATGTTGATAAATGGATTTTAATAATGGAAATAAATATCTTAATAAATTTAATAAATCAAATAAAAGAAGATTCAATAAGTAGTGATATTCAAGATAAATTAACATCATTAAATAGTATAAGATATTTTAATGATAAAATTAAAAGTAATTTTTTCTATGGATTTGAAATATTATTCTTATTACAAAATGAATATTTTTTTAAAAAAGGTCAAATGGAAAAATATGATGAAATACGAAAAGATTTAAATTTAGATAGTCCATTGGCTCCACCCAATACAGAATTAAAATTACATCAATTTATGATGGGTAAAGGAAAAACATCTATAATAACACCCTTGTTATCATTCGCAATCAGGTTATTAAAGGAAAAACAACCAACAATTATTACAATGGATCATCTTATACAACCAACCAGAAAATATACAATATTTATTGAAAATATAACTGGCATAAAAGTAAATATTTTTTCTGATTTTCAAGCAAAGAAAAGATGGTTAGAACATACTGATCAGCAATTAATTAAAGATATTAAAAAAGAAGCTAAAGATATAAGATTTATATTAAAAAGAGGTAAAGTTTCAAATATAGAAAAAATCAGAGAATTAAAAAAAAGATTATATGAAATTATTTATACTAATTTAAATAATGAAATGAATCTAATTGATGAAATTGACTCACATCATAATTACTTGCAATCAATGTTCAATAGTATTAATAAGAAAAATAGTATTTCTGAACATTTATTTGAATATATATATTATTTTACACTAAATAAAATTAAAGGAAATCCTATAGAAAAATATACACCATTAGATGAATTTATACAAAATGCTGATTTATTAAAAAGTAATTTAGAATTTTTTTATGAACAATCTGAAACAATGGTATATAATAAACAATATGGTTTTGCTCATGTAATTAATAAAGATTATAATCATATACCAAGAATATGTACACCATTTACAAGAAAAGATACTCCTGTAAAAAATTCAAAATTTTCTAATATATTATTAACTATGATATTAACATTTAAAGAATATATTAAAAAATATGATAGTTATTTAAATAACGATATATTATATGATTATTATAATATTTTAAATAATAAAACAATTTTAAGTGATATAATATTATTATTATCTATAGAAATTGAAAGAAAGAATGAAATATATGCTATATTATTAGAAAATTTTATTGATTTAGAAATTATTAAAGATATATTTAAAAATTATATCTATAAAGATATTTCTGAAAATATTAAAAATAAGATATTAGTTAAATACTTATATAATGTGAATACACATGAAATTAATATTACTACAGATCAATATAATATGAGTTTTCAAGATATAATATATAATAATTATAATCAATGGCAAGTTGGATATACTGGAACAGCTTCATTAAGATTAAATAATTATGATACAATTGATAAGGTTCCATATGTTTTTAGAAATATAAAACCTGATTATGATGAAATCATTGAAGTTAAGTTAGCATTAGACGGATATGGTAAGGAAAAATATGATAATAAAGTAATTATAATTGATAAGAAAACATCAATCGAAGATAATATAAGAACAATATATGAATTATTAAAGGATGATCCAAGAGGTTTTGTAGATTTATCTGGAGTATTTTTAGAGTATGAAAATAAACGTATTGCTAATTTATTATATCAATTATTTCCATTATCAAAAAATAAAAATATTGTATATTTTGAAGATAATAATGAAGCATATGAATTTACAGAATCAAGTGAGAAAATTAAATATAAGGAATACAATAAGGATAATTTTTATTATTATGATCAGTGTCATACAGTTGGAAGCGATTTAAAACAACCATTTAATGGACATATAGCAATTATTATGAATAGATATACAAGATATACAGATTTTGCTCAAGCTATATTTAGATTTAGGAAATTAAATCGTGGAACATATTTATCTGTTATATTTGTAAAAGATGATTTAAAGCAACCTGATACAAATGAAGATATATATAAAATATTAAAAGACAATGAAGATAAATTTAATAAAAATCAAGAGAATGGTTTAAAATATCAATTATTAAAAGCAATGATTCGAAAAGATTCAAAACAATATAATGAAACAGATTTAAATCCTGAATTTATGAGAATTATGCCATTTGATAAAACTTCAAGTATTGAATATATGAATAATAATCTACATAAAAACCAAGATACATTAAAATCCTTTATAAGTGGTAATCAATTTATTAAACAAATATATGACGATATAAATAAATTCCCAGATAGTGAATTAATTAGATTAATAGTTGGATCAGGAAATGAAATTCAAAAGCATGCTGATATGACACATACAATAGAAGTGGAACAAAAATCTGAAGAATTCAGTGAAGTAAACAAAATAATAAATTATGATAATCTCTATAGAAAAGTTAATAAATTTAAAATAAACAAAATATGTTATATAGATCATCTAAATTGTTCTTATTGTTCAGTAATTAATTGTGTAAAATTATTTGAATCATCAAATATAAAAATTAATAATAAAGATATTTATATTAGTTTTAATATATTAAATGATGTAACCTCTATATATGAAATGCCAGAAGAAATAAATTATGAAGAAATAGCATATAAACCAGATAATCATAGATACATTTATACAAGATTTCATTATATTGAATTTAATGATAAGATATTAATTGAGGGAGAAAAAGCAGCATTAGATTATTATATATATAAATTACCAGTATATAATCATGAAGGAAGATTATTAGTTCCAAATATGTATAATAAATCATATGAAGGAACTAAATTAAAGATATTAGATATTGATATTAGATTTATAAAAATGTTAGGAATAAAAAATTATATAAGTCCAAAATATTTTGAACCTGAAGAAATTGATATTCAATCAGCTGTAGATGACTTAACATTATACGGATTAATAATATTATCATTTCATTTAGTACATAATTCTTATAGAAATAGATATAATTTATCAACAGAATTGCAAAATAGAATGAATGAGTTTCAAATTTTAGAAGAACCAACATCAAGTGATTTTAGTATAGATTTTTCAAAAGCAGAACATAATGTGATCCCAAAAAATAATTTATTAAATGTATACTTTAATATTTATCAAATTAAACTAAAATTAAATGAAGATGGATATGAAATGGAACCAGAAAAAATACAATATAATTATGTATATAATCATCAAGTAAATGACATAGATGAGAGAATAAAGAATCTTAAAAAAAATGTAAAGTATAAATTAAAATTTGATAAGAAACCAAATTATTTTTTGATTACAAAAATAACAGAATTATTAAAAACAACACAAGATCTAAATTTAGATTATACTAAAGAATCTTTAATAAAAAAATATAATTTATTAAAAAAGATAATAAACAATTTATTACAAAAAAAAATATAATATAAATGACTATGAGATTTACAGCAAAATGAATTATTTTATTTATTTTTTATAAAATAATTCACTCCTCATCTTCTGAGTCTTCTGAGTCCTCTGAAATGTAGTGATCATCAATTTGCTTCTGAACTGCGTACCTCTTAAACTCAGTCTTCTTCTTACCAATCATCTTTGGTCTCTCACGGCACACCGAACAGCCGCTATTGTGGTGCGAGCCATAATTGATCTTTCCTGTCTCATTGCACGATACGTTTTTCTTCTTAATAGTGCTACTTGTCGCTTTTTGAATCACTTTAAATTCATCAGAGTATTTTCCAGTCTTAGTCATTCGCATCTGAATGTTCATTATGCGCTTAGACCTACGGATAGGCTCAACAATCGGGTTGTTGAAATCATCGACCTCCATCGTTGACCTCACTTATGACCCTAACCCTTTACAGGATTATATTATAATTAATTCAATTTTTTATGTTATATGACATTATAATAAAAATTGATTTAATAAATATTAAATGTAAAATTTTATAAAAGGTAAGTATGAGTAATCAAATAGTGATTAAAGAGGATTATGAGGAAGATGAATTAAATGAATGTCAACCTTGTTATTTTAATGAAAAAACTAATACATTATATAAAATAAAGGTTCCAAATTTACAATTAGACAATATTGATAATATATGGGAGGCAAATTCAGATAATCTTAAAGAATTTGATTTAATACCAAAAGATCCTGGATGTTATTGGATATTAACAGATGCTCCAATAAAACATTGTCTAAATAGTGGAGAAAATCTAATAAATAATAATGATACTTCACTAAAAATTATATATAATGGGGTATCATCAAATTTAAGAGAACGTTCAAAAGAACATTTATTTAGAACTGATGAAAAAGGTAAAGGTGGCTCTATGTCTGGTATTTCAGTTGATATTATTAGAGATGATAATAATATAAAAAATCATATAAAGTTATTATATTCAGATGAAAAAAAATTAAAGATGCCAAAAATATGTATAAATAATACATTCACATGTATTAAGGAAAAGAACAATATATGCGATACTTTGTATTTATCTAAAGAAGAAAAAGAATATATTAATAATACTGATATTAATATATATTTCAAGAATGGAATTGATATAAGACAAGATAAACATAAAAAATATAAGTGGTTATTTGTATATATGATTATAAAAAATCATAGTATTCGTGATTATATTGAAATAACATGGAGAAAAAGATATGGAATTCCTATTTTGTGTTCATATAGTCAAGGAAGATAAATTAATATTTTTCAGAATAAATTTTAACAAGATCTCCACGACCAATTGAATTTTGTCTTGCTGTATTTAAACTTTCAGAATAATCAAGAGTATTAAAACGTTCAATTAATATTTTTTTATCAATATTTGATTTAATCCAATGCCAACTTTTAGGTCTTAGTTTTGATAAATCATTAGTTATAATATCTCCACATTTACCACCATACGCTCTTAAAGCAAAATCAGCACCAATTGGAGGAGTAGGTTGATTATTTTTATCAAGTGGTCCAAATGGTAAGAAATTCCAGTCTTCGTGAGTGGTATCTAAGATTATTAAATTTCTTTTATTTTGTTTTCTAATCCAAATTTGAAAACAGCATTTTACATTCATTGGAGGGGTAAAACTACAAGGAGAATTGGGTATTTCAATATCTGAAACTAAATGAAAATAAAGGTTTAATTTATTTTGAACACTCACTCGTCTAAAAGTTTTTGGTATAATAAAAGCAATAAAATTAGAAAATGTTGCGGCATGATTAAAAAATTTTATAGCAATAGAACTATTTTTACCAAAAGGAGGATTTCCAATAACCGCAATATTTTTAAACGTTGATACTGGTTTATATGTAAAAAAATCTTGTTTAATAATGTTTTTATTTTCAGGAGATAAATCTATTCCAATTTTATTTTTATGTATAATTTTATTATAAAAACTACCATTTCCAGCACTTGGTTCTAATACAAGATCAAAAGTATTTAAATCATTAATGGTTTTCTGAATGTTAGATAAACATAGATCAACAATATTAGGCTTAGTATAAAATTTATCTAAACCTTGTTCTCTAATTTCTTTTGTATTTTTAATCTCTTCTTTTACCTCTTCTTTAACTTCTTCTTTATCCTCATCTAAAAAATCAGCTTCATCTAAAATATCTGATTCACCTAAGGAGTCCGAATCAGAATCATTATCATTATCAGAATCATTATCTTTTATCAAATTAAGATAAGCCGCATTTAAACTATTAAACTTTTTTTCAATAACATTATTAATTATTTCTTCTAATTTAGAAGAGGCTATACACGGATTCTTTTTAATCATATGTCTATCATAATGTGATTTTTGAGTAAAATCTTTTCCACATTTATCACAACTATATTTACCCATTTTTAGTTAATTTATATAATTACATAATAATTAATTCTTATATAAATATACTTCAATTTTTATTAATTGCCTATAAAACAATATCTATTGTAAAAATTGATTTTTATAAATTATACAATTAACTTGAAAGCCATTAAATAATAATGCCAATATTACATGAGTTTAATCTAAAGGATCAGAAATGGATCTACGATGCGATATGCGATAATACATTACAGTTTAATGAAACTACCCAAATTTACAAATACTTTAATAATAAGTTTCCAAATAAGAATTATACAAAGACATTTGATCCAAAACAATTTTTTAGTCGTGGCGATGTAGTATGTTTTGGCGGTTTATATAGAAATGAAAGAAAGTTAATTTTTGATGGAAATAAATTAGAACATTTGTATACGGACATTGATGATTACGGATCAGTTCCACCAAATTTTATTGTTGGAGATAACGCCAATGAATTTAACATTGGAGATTTTGAGAATCTAATTGACCATAATAGTATTAATTGGTTATCAAAAGAAAAATTACAGCAAATTGAATTAGTAGAGAAAAATGGTAAAGTTTATGGGAAGGTTAATATTAAGGGTAAAGAGTGGAAGATTTATATAGAGACTAATGATCAAATTGAATTTAATAAATCATCATCATATAATAATCTTTTATTTACAGTTTATAATGGACAAAAAATAATAATGAAATCAAATAAAACAAATAAGGAATATTTAATTAATTCGGCAAATAATCAAGATATAAACTTACAAGTATTTATACTATCAAAAAATAATGCATATGTTCCTGAAGGAGGTAATATGTCAATAATTTATCATCATAATACATCAACTTGGTATCTTTATTATGTTAAAAATGAGTATGTATTAATAGATTATGAAGGAGATGATATTAAATTTCCGTTAATATGGAATAATAAAAATAATCCAAATTATCATTTTTCTGATTATATAAGGGATGAAAAACAATTTAATTTTTATTTACAGAATGAAAATAAAATATCAGATAAGATAATAATAAAAGAAATTGAATCACATCCAATAACAATTGAATTAAATGGAATAGGATCAGAAGCATTAAAAAATAAAATTAAGGACTATATTAATCAAAAAATAGAAGGATATGATAATATTCATAACCGGATATCATTTTCAAGGGAAGGAGCTAGCTCTCTAACAATGTATTTACCATCAATGTTGACTAATTAATTTATTAATTCACTTAAAAATAAATCATTATAACTATTATAACTATCTTTTTACTTAACTATGGAAGACACACAAAATATGTATCATAAAATATTTGACACACTTTTAGTTTTACGAGATGTAGCATATGATTTTAAAACATATAGTGCTGCTGATATTAAAGCTCTTATAGCAGCAAAATTAAAAGCTAAAAAAAGAGAACCAAAAGGTCTTCAATCATTATATGAATTAGAAACTATGATAAGAACAGTCCGTGAATCATTTATTATAGCAAAAACAGAAGCAATTATAAATGAAACAAATAAAGACAACAATATTTAACAACACTATTTAATAACATTAAAAATAAAGATATTTCATATCTTTATTTTTTGATAGCAATCCCTTCGGGATATGCTATCTTCGGCGAATTTTAATTTATTATATTTTATATCATAAATAGCTTAAAATATGTTGATTTTATTTAGATTAAAAATTGATAAATGAATTAATTATTCTTTTATTATTATTATTAATTATCTGAACTATAAGATGGGCCGTTATGCTTTCTTTAATACAGGCTTAGAATATAAATTTAAATTTGCTATTCAATCAAGTAGTGATATGTTAAATTTTGAAGGGTTATCTTATAATGGAAGAGATGATGATGAATTAATTCATATT